GTCTGATCGATGCACTCGGCCACGGCTTTGCGCAGCGCCTGATAGGCGGGATCCTTTTGCGCGGCTTGGTCGAATAGCAGCGAGCATTGATAGACCGGCTCGCCGCCGGGCGCGCGCGGGCGCGGCGTGAACAGGTTCGGGAAGGAGAGGATACCGACCGGGGTTTGAACGCTCGTCATGGGGTCACTCCATTGGTGGACTTGTGGATAGGTTTGTGCATCGTCTCGGCGATCTCACCGGCGAGCGCGGCGTATCCTGCGCCGTCGACGTAGTTATCCAGATTGTGGATACCGCCGTAGCGGCGGGCGATCTTCATGGCCTCAAGCATGTTCGCGACATCGAGCGCGGTCAGCGACGGCGCTTGCGGCGTGGCGCGGTACTTCACGACGATGATCGCGTTCCACAGCTCGGCGATCGCCTGCAAGCAGACGAGCGCGTCGCCGTATTGCTTGGCGCGCTCGCCGCTCACAAGCGCCGCAGCTGTCTCGCAGATCGAACTAGCTTGCGCTGCCGTCATCAGAACAGCCCCGCTACGGTCAAAAGAAACATCGTGATCGCGAACGCCAGCAGCATGAAGGCAAGGACCGTTGCGAGCGGTCCCCACGGCCGCGGAGGTTTTTTCGTGGTGCGCATCCGGGACAAGCCGTTTGAGGCTGCAAGCAGATTGGGATCGAGATCGAGCGAACTGAGCGGGTGTTTTTCAAGCCACTCACTCCCACAGTGTTTTTCGATCCACCATTTGGGCGGCCGAGACCGATTTGTCGGTGAGTAAAAGCCAGGATCGGTCATCAGACGCGGCCCAGATCGAACAAACGCTTCATTTCAAGGATCGCCTCGTTGAGTTCGGCGGGCGCATCGGTCGGCGGCTCGCCCCAGATCAAGGGCCTTTCCAGCTCGTCCCGGGCGTGCTCGGTGAGCGCGAGTATCTTGGTCAGCCGCTCGCGTAGCTCAGGCTTGTTACTCGACATCGCTGAACTCCTTTCCGGCGTCGTTGATCCGTGCCAACTTCACGCCTGTTGAACGAGCTTCGACGAGCGGACCGACTTCGTCCCAGCTCACCGGCCAGTGCGCGCGTTGAAGTTCCTTCTCTAGCTGAGCTGGCGAGCGCAACTTCTTTTCAAAGAGCAGCGTGCCGCTAAGACGATCGGATAGCGTGGCGACCGTTGCAACCTCGTCGAGCCAAACGCGGGATGGACGTGTCGGGACCAGGCCCCAGCCCGGGATGCGCTCTTGATGCTTGAGCCGATCGAGCGCGAACTCCCGGACGCGATCGATCCAGAGCTGCGCCAGCTCGGCAAGATCAAGCGCATCCGCGAGTTGCCGCGATGGCGCCGCCCCCGCTACCTCGACGAGGGGTGCCTCGATGAAAGGCGCGAACTCATGCTGTGCCATCGCGACTGCAGCCTCATGGAGCTTGGGACAAGCATGCGCGGCCGGGCAGAACCTGCACCAGGCCCCGGCGTTGAACGGCGCATCGGGCTGCGCGCAAGCCTCGACGCCCGGGACCAGCACATCGTCGATCCACATCAGCAGATCCAAGGGCGTCGTCTCCCAGGACCACACCGGCGCGGCGCGCGGCGCATGCGGCTGCACGATGGTAAGTTTTATGACCTGCACCTGCTCGCGCTGCGCGGGCGGCAAATGCAGCATCACACCCGCGGCGTAATAGAGCAGCTGCGGGTTCTCGACCGGCGAGACCACGACGCCCGCGCCGTTCTTGTAATCGACGATCTCCAGGGTCTCGCGATCGTGCAGCAGTGCCGCATCGACCGTGCCGAACAACGGCTCCGGCGGCGGGCTGCGCTGGAAATACCGATCGAGGTCGACGCGAAACTCGACCCGCTTCCACTCGGTGGGGACGTTGATATAAGCGAGCATCACGTTGACGCCATCGATGAAGTCCTGATCGATGACGCCGATATGCCCCTCGGCCTGCCACATCTCGCCCAGCGTGCCGGGGTCAAGCTCGGCTTTGCCTGCCTTGACTGCGTTCTCGATATAAGAGTGCGCCAAGGTCCCGGTCGCGGCGTAGATCGAGGACGGCCGATGCGGCGCGGTCTTGCTTAAGGCGTAGCTGCCGGGACAAGCCAGCCAACGATAGTCGCCGGATGCGCCCAGCAGAGAGTGCTCGGTCATTTCAGCGCCCTTAAATCGATCTCGGGATCAACCGGCGCCATGTTGTCGACGCGCGGATCGGCGGACGGGTAGAACGTCAGCCAAACATCGCGCGGACCGCCCATATCGAGCGGGCGGCTCGTGTCCCGTCTGACAAGATCGAAAGGCGCGATCGTCGCGCGCCAAGCTTTGCGACGATCCGCTTGATCAAAAATGTTTCGCACACGCTCGCGACTGAGACCAATCTCATCCGCAATTGATGCGAAGGTGCGTGTCTGGCCTTGATGCCAAATCCAATTATCGCGCCCGCCATAAGCCGCAAAATCGTGCTGCAGGGCAGCATGCCGCTGCCGCCGCCGCTCGGCTTGCTTCCCAACCCGCGCATCATTTGCAGCATGCCAGGCTAAACGCTTGTGCTCGCGCCATTCCTCGTAAGATTTAAAAGGCGCGTAATAACTCATGGCGCACCCGGATCGAGCGGCTGTGCTCGCGCCGGATGGTCCTTCAAGGGGAGGCGATCGACTGGCTCCGGCAAGCGCGGCAGCACCCGCCAATCATTCTCGGCATGCAACCACCAGACCGTGCCGTCGCCGGCAAGCGCGTATACGGTGTCGGCCGACACCGCTATCTGCACGATCTTGCGATAGTTCATCGCTGCAGCCCCGCGGCTTGAGCGAGCTTCATGGCTTGGGCGTAGAACGCATGGCCCTGCTCGACCGCGATGTCGTAGAACTTCGCGACCTGCCATTGCTTCTGCAGCGCTTTGACTTCCGCCACGCGCCCCGCGGCGTAAGCTTGCCGGACCAGCGCAAGGCCAGCGTCGCGAGCCTCGCCGGGGCTCATGCTGGCGGCCTCGGGAAACTCAAGCGGATCGCTGTCCGCAAGCGGGTCTGCGCCATTGAGTTCAGGCGCGGCGACGGCTGTCGGAGCTGCCTGAGCTTGCGCAGGTCCCGCGGCTTTCTTCGCGTCCTTCGCTGCGCGCGCTTTGGCGGCCGCGGCTTGCCGGTTCGCTAAGACCGTGTCGGCTTTGGTTTTGTCCGCCGGAAGATCGGGGAGATCCGAGACCACGGGGACCACGGGGGTCGCGGCGATCGCCGGATGGTCCTTCAAGGGGACCGGTCCCAGCGGAATTGGTCCCAGCATAGGGCCCGGTTTAAGCAGCGCCTGCAGCTGGGCGAGCAGTTGTTCCCCGACCACCGTGTTCAGATCGAAAGTGAGCGTCACTTGCATTGAAGTCGTCTCCTTGTAATGCGGCGATCTCGACGGCCTTCCGTCGAAAGACCCGCATGATCCGTTGATCGAGCGTGCCGGGCAGATAGAGGAAGCTCGCCAGCACGCTGTCGCGCTGCCCCAAGCGATGCGCGCGGCAAATGGCTTGCACGTTCTCGCCGGGCACCCATGAGGGCTCGACGATCGCGACCTCGCTGGCCGCGGTGAGCGTGATGGCGGTCCCGGCCGCAAGGATTTGTCCCAGGAAGATCCGCGTATTGGGATCGGTCTGAAAGCGTTCGATCGCCGCCGCGCGGAGCGCGGGGCTGGTCTCGCCGGTGATGACGACGGGACCAAATTCCAGCAAGCCGCGGCGCAGATGCTCGATCACCGCGTGATGCCACGCGAAGATGAGCAGCTTCCTTGTCGACGCCATGCGCTCTTGCACCCAGAGCAAGGTCGGCGGGACCTTGGCGAGCCCCAAGATCTGGCGCAGTGCCGCGACCCTCGCGTCCGGCGCAGAGGCGTGCAGCATGCGCATCGCCTCAGCCGTGGTCCCGGCCGTGCTTAGCGCGGCGTTGAGCTGCGCCGCACGCGCCGCATGTGATCCGAAATCGAGACGCGCCGCGAGATCGCCGGATGGTCCTCCAAGGGGAAGCGGGATGTCCTGGATCTGCAAGGGAGGAAGCTCCGTCAGCACTTCAAGCTTGCGGCGGCGCAGGATCATGGGACCAAGCGCCTTGCGCAGCTCGCCCTGGTTCTGGCTGCCGGTGATCTGCCGCCCATAGACGGTGTCGCGAAAGCGCGTGAAGCGGTCCTCGAACTGGCCCTGA